GGTCCGAGGTCAATATTGCCTCGAGTTGTCGGGCGGAGCCTTGGCTCGGAAGGCGAGTTTTCATACCGCGCCAGATCGACGCCCTTGGGAAAATGAGCGTTCAATGCATAGTAATGCTTGCCACGGTGCTCTACAGAGACAATTGTGTTGGTGTCCTCGTGGCCTTCAGGCGCATCTTGCCACCGCCATCCCGCCTTTTGCTTAAACAGGTTGGTCTTGGCAATCGCGTTGCCCTTGCCGGACGTGCCCGTCTCATCCACTGCATCCCTCGAAGCTGTGAAATAAGGCTTCCCGCCACTGCCGATGCCGATCGAAGCCGCCGCGGATTTGTGGCCAGTCATGTCTTGCTTGTCGGGCATCGATAGATACTGCCCACCCGCCGGACGATCATCCTCGGGGAACATGCGTTGCGGCTTAGGAAACACCGACATCGGGTTCTGGATGTCGGGAGTTACGTCGCCGCCGTCAGAACGAACCTGACGAGGAACGTTTGGCATGAACTTCGAGGACGGGAGTTCCTGTCCACCAGCTCGTTCCTTCGCCATCTTTGCGCGGCGCAATTCAAGTTCGCCACCTTCCGACAGCCTTACTCGAGCAACGGGCTTAACACTCTTGGCAAGTCGGATGGCGTCATTCATTGCGGTTGCTTTCCTGTGATGGCCGGAATCACACTGCCGAGAAGCCGGATAACTTCGTCCTCGCTCTCAGGATGAACCGCAAGGTTCTGCGCTAGGTCAATCATCTGGATCCGCTCTTTGGCAAGCATCTCTTGCTCTTCAACGGCACTGTCGCGCTCATCCTTTTGCATATTGGCCTGAAGCGAAGCCGCTTTCAGCTTGGTGTCCATCACCTTGGCGTCGGCCATCTGCTTCTTGATCTGAATATCCGCGGCGTCCTTTTCAGTCGGCCCTTGCTGTTCGCCACCCGCAAGCCCTTCTTGCTGTGCCTTGGCCATGTCGATCTGAAGCCGCCCCTGATCCAACGCGATGCGAGCCTGAGCCTCGCCTTGCTTCGTGTCGGCGTCTTGCTTCTTGATCTGCATTTCGGCCATTTCCTTCTGCATTTCAGGAGGAGGAGAACCTTGCGCCTCTGGCGGGATCATGAACTGCTCAGGGTTGGACCAACCCACCGCCTTCAACGCCGCGGTGTCGATCGCAATCGGATCGTACAGCGTCGGGTTCGATGCCTGAATTTGCTTCAACGCCATGATCTTCATGAGCCGTTGCGTCTGGCTTGCGGTGTTAGGGTCAGCTTGCGGGACGAGATCAACTTGGTTCACACCACGTAAGAAGGTTTCCTGATCCCATGCACGCGCAGGCTTGCGGTTCTTTTGCCAGAAACTCTCAGGGTTTTCCTTAAAGCACTGGACGAGGAGCGCGAACTCTTCGGCCTGAGAGGCGTGCATCCGCTTATGCACCGCGTTCAGAACCTTGGTGGCCTGATCGATCAGTGCGATCGTCGTGCCCACGGGAGCGTCCGCCCGACCTTCACCCACGGCGGTTTCGGCTGTGCCGCCAATGCGCATGCCTGTTTGAGCCATGTTCTCGATGAGGGCCATTAATGTTTGAGATGGTTCCTTGTAAGGCAACGGCATCACGGCCTGATTGATCGGCATGCCGCCCGTTTTGACCAGAGCCCCACCGCCTGGCGGAACGCGGAAGATGTTGGTGTTCTGGCGTGCGCCAGTGTCGGCATACAGGAAGCCTGGGAAGTTGGCATACATTCCCGCATCCAACAGTTCTCTTTGCGCGGCAGTGATCGCGTTTGTCGTGTTGCCCAAGATGTGGAGCAAACCGATGTCATAGAACCCCATGCCAGGCACGAAGGTGTACTTCACGAAGTTCTGCCGAGCTTCGGGAAGTTCCTCGGTATCCTCGTCATAGTTGCGCACGATCGAGAGGATCTCATGCGACGATACATCGATCGTCACCCGATATGGAATCTCGAGGCCAGTCTCTTTGCCCTTGTGCTTGTGCTCGAAGCCGTTGACGTCCAGTTCGCAATAGCACTCGTAGATCTCGCGATCCCGATCGTCAGGGTTTGACTGCCCCGCGCTGATGCCCTGTTGCGCCTTCTTCTCGCGCTGTGTTGCATCGAGATCAATTTGCTTAGGGGTGGAGAGATCCAAGTCCTTATACGCACCAATGATCTGCATGCGCTTCACCACCGATGGCCGCATCATTATGCGATGCGTAACGCGCTTGGCGTTGCTCAGATCGGTGGCCGAGTTGTTAACGATCATGTCGTCGGCGTCAACTGATTCGGAGACAGGACGGCCCCTGAGTGGACAGAAATAGACTTTCTTGAACGCCGTGCCGCCAAAGCCCAACATGAGGAGCATGCGGTCGGTGTCAGGATAGTACTCTCTGGCTGTGGAGGTAAGGTAGTGGTTGAGGTCTTTCTCGAGATCGTTGGCGAGCGTATCACTATCAAGGGTGGCATTGTTGTTGTCCTCCCGCACCTTGACGGGCCCGTCGGTGGGCAACAACTCGGAGCGTGCATTGGCTTGGAACCGGAGCACCGCCTCGAGCAACAGGGGATGCCGCACCTTGCTCATGCCCTCGACCGGAGCACCGTCTGCCGCACCCGAGATGCCAGGCAACTCGATCCGGAGCCCGAGGAGCTTGATGCCTTGAGCACGGTCCTCGATCCACTCTTTGCGGGAGTCGAGGTCGTCCTGAATGCCGCGCATGAGGTCTTCGGAGATGCGGGACAGTTCCATCGCGGGGATCTCGTCCACCAGATTGTCAAACCATCCGTTGGTGCCCTCGGCCCCCACCTTCTCGAGCGGACCACCGTCGAGCTTCAGGGTGATGGAGCCGTCATCGTGCTCGATCGTCAACAGGTTGCCTTTGTCATCGAACTCGTGCTGATCGCCGCCCTCGTCCGCCATCTCGATGATTACGCCATCTTCGATCGAATCTCGATCATCGATCGGGGCAGGTTGGCGAATGTTGGGAACAAGCGACATGGTTCAGATCCTTATACCGAGTAAAGCGGAGGTGGTGACGCACCGTGGTGAGTGCGCTCTTGGTTGTAGCTTTCTTGCACTTCCTCGGCGCGTTGGATCAAGCCCGAGCGGCGTAAATATCTCATGGCCATGCTTACCGTGTCAACGAGATCGTCGTGCTTGGCTTTCGGGAACCGAGCGCACTGTTGGATGACCTCGTCAGCCCATGCCTTGTCGGGCGCGTAGACCAACTTGTCTTCGAACAGATGCTGAACCGAATAGAGCCGAGCGATCTTGTCGGTGGAGCCTGGGTCATCAAGCTGAACGCCAAAGTTTTTTCCCGCGTAGAGCCGCCGCAGTTCTTGCGCGACGGGGATTCCCGCGGCCTTGTTCTCGATCAGCACCTTGTCGGTCTTGAACTTGGAACAGGTGGCGGCAACCTTCTCGACCACCGCGGCCAACTGCAACCGCTCTTGCCATGCGTAGATCAACATGAGCTTTGGGTGAGGCTGTTTGTAGGTACGCTCGACCTGATAGCTTGTGCCGCGCTTGGACGCCTCTGCCACCGGATCCTCGGAGAAAACGCCCCACACGGACATGGCCGTGTAGTCGTTCTCGGTCTTTTCCGTAAACGCGGTATCGACCGCGGCCACGATGAAGTCGAACGCGGGGAATTGGTCCTTGTTCTCCCATAGTTGCCACATCGATTGTTTAATGATGCCGGAGCTATCGTCGGTCGGGGTCTGTTGAAACTGCCCCGAGACGGCGTAGGATCCCATGATCTTCTTGTCGCGCTCCACGACGTGCTTCGGGAACCGATCGGGGAAATATAGCTCGCCGAGCTCCGATCGTGGATCTTCGAAGCCAAGCATGGTCGGAGCGGCTCGATCGGGCGAGTACTCCATCGGTATCATGATGTGATCCCAGAGATCAGGCTGTTTGGTCAGAGCCACGCCGCTGAGATCCTCTTCATGGAGCCTCTGCATGATCAGGACGATGGCGGAGCGGTCGGGATTGTTCAAGCGGGTTGGCACCGCCCGCTCGAACCAGTCAACCGTTGTTTGACGCATGGCCTCGGACGCCGCGCTCTCGACGCTGTGCGGGTCATCGATGATCACGCGGTCACCACGAGCACCAGTGATGGAACCCGCCGCTATGGCCTGTCTGAAGCCCGTGGCTGTGGTTTCAAACTTGGTCTTGGCATTCTGGTCGCCTGTGAGCTTGACGGTATCGCCCCACCGTTCCTGATACCACTCGGACTGCACGAGCCGTCGCATCTTGGTCGAGTCTCTGATGGCAAGATCCATCGAGTGCGAGGCGCAGACGTAGCGGAGGTTCGGCAACCCCGCCGGACCCCACTCCCACGCAGGCCAGAACACGTTGACGATCAAGCTCTTCATTGCGCCAGGCGGAACGTTGATCAGGAGCCGATTGTAATAGCGTTCGTCGTCCACCATAACGCCATCGGTAATGGCCTCGAGGCTGTCGCAGATCAGGTCGATATGCCAGTTGTGGACGTACTCTTGCCCAGGCTCCACTACGTGCCACGCTTGGGCGATGAACTCGGAGAGGCTTGACGAGCATTCGACCTTCGAGATCTCGCGGAGCGATGCTTTCACATCGATGCGCTTCCCGTCGATCATGATGTATTCGTGCTTCACTGGCCTTCAGCCGCGGCCAACAGAGCCGCCTTGATAGCGTCTCGAGCGTCGGGGTCGAGATCCTTTACGTCGATCGTAATGGCCTCGATTTGAAGGGCTCCACCGTCGCGGCCAGTGACCTCGGTGAGCTTGCGGTCGGCGTAGTCATCGCGGAACCGAGACGCCACCATGTGCTTCCAGACGCTTGCGTTAAACTCTCGCATGAGCATGCCGTTTTGCCCCGCGGTTTCCCACCAATCCTGAGCCAAAGACAGCGCGTGCGCGACAGCGGTACGAAATTCTGGATGCTCTTCTTGCCATCGATCTAGTGTTATGCGAAATGTTTCACAAGCCACGGCCATTTGCGTGTACGATTTCCCGAGCTTTCCTTGCTCGATCACCGTTTGGCAATATTTTGGATCGTATGTCGAAGGTCTGCCAACTTTAGCCATGCACCGCCCCTGATTTGTGGTGCGAAGCATACGACAAAAGGAGAATAGCTTCAAGAGCCACTTCAGTTCGCGAAGTTACACCTCAATTCGCGAAGTGCTATCCAAGTTCACGAATGTCCTTGAAACTTTTTCTGCACGTTCGAGTGCCCCGCGTTTAGAACGAAACCGCAGTTTTTCCCCATCTTTAACAGAACGCCAGAACCACCAAGTGTTATTAACGGGGTGAGTGATGACGCCGACCATCGCGTCTTCAATGTAAACACCGATTTCGATACTTCCATGAGGGAGTTTGATTTCGCGAGCGACGGCGTTATCATTAATTTGATATTGCGCATAAGTGTTAAATTGTCTCATTTGAACCCCAATATGGTTTTAATTGCTTCAGAAAAATTTGGGTCAATTTTAGGTATTGCTTGGAAACGTAATTTTTTCAAAGCCCTCATTTCAAGTTGGCGAATACGTTCTCTACCCACATTAAAACGATTGCCCAATTCATCTAAAGTAACAGTTTCGCATGTATCTAAACCGAACCGTGCTTTAATGATTTCATATTCTCTTGGATCAAGAATTTCTTGCAATCTTTTGTGCAAATAATCGTGCGATTGCCCGATCATCATTGACACTTCGGGCGACAATGCGGTTTGGCGCAAAGATGAGGTAATTTCAGTCACATCCTGACTGCTCATCTCAAAAGACGCCTTGTTTTTCTCCATAGGCTCATGGATGTGTTGTGGCGGGAATAGATCCTCCGGTTGACATTTAAAGAACTCGGCAAGGGTGAGAACAGTTGCTTTCCACCCACGTATGCCCATAGGAGCCACTTTGAGGTTTAAAAAATGACTCACAGTCAGAGTAGAAACCATACTCTGCCTTGATAGCTCTCTCACGGTATCTATGCCCTTCATCTGCATGTAATTAAACAGGTGGTTATTTTTAACCGTCAGTGTGACGTGATAATCTTTCATTTCCATTTCCCTTTAAAGAATTGAGCCTCTATACCAAGCGTCCGAGAACTCGTACATTGCTTCTACGCGAACATATCGGCCATTCTTGATTTCCCCATTGAATACCCGCGCAAAGTGACGACCTCGGACGTATTGCCACTCGTCTTGATCAGGCAGATCGTATTTGAAGGGACGCCCTTTACGAACGTCCTCCACACCGAGGTTGAAGAACTTGGAGTTTAAGGTTTGCTTTATGGTGACAGCGTGTGTTTTGACTTGAGCCATAATTACCCCCAATCCTTGAAATCTGTGTTTTCTGACCAACCCTTGAGGTACTCCTGATACTCTGGCGTACCCTCTTCGATCTGCACCTGTACACCACCATCGGTGTAGTGTGGGCTAAATTTACGTCCGTAGTATGAGTCTGCGGATCCACGATCATATGCATTTGTCATTTTAAATCTCCAATTTAGGGGGACACCGCGTCCCGCCTGATCTTTATGCCACGGTTCGATTACCTATGCAAACACTTTTTTATCTTTATTTGAAATTAATTGACACTTTCTCCGCGAACTTTTTGAAGGCGTCCCAAAGCTCAACGGTCGTCGTCTCCCATATTGGCAACCGCCTCCAATCACCGTGCCCTTCGATTTCATATCTGCTGTGGTCGATTTTTACCTTCGCGATCGGGCGATCATTGAAATAGGCATAGATCGGGCCCGACTTGATTGCCGCGGCCAGATCGTCTGCGTTTTGTATCTCATCTTTTGTGATGAACGATTGATATTTAATATTCATTTCTTCCTCCATCTGAGGTTGGTAGGGGGCCGGAGCCCCCTCTAATTTTAACCGTGCCGCTTCTTTGCGTTGGCGAGGTAGGTTTCAATCGCTTCCTGACGTTCAGCTTCCGTTTTGAAATAGCGGCGATCCTGACACGCTCCAAACGCTACACCGTTCTT